CAATGAAACTGCAGCGATGAAAACGTCTGCGTTGTCAGCCATCAGTCAATCTGGTGCGATCAATGCAGAGCAGATGCTGCAGTTGGTTCAGAGTAAGTTAAAGAAAGCTGATGACGGTAGCGTCAAAGTGTTGAATGGTGGCGTCGAAGAAGACATCAATGTCTATCTTTCTAAGCTAAAAAACCCTGGTTCAGGTTGGGAGCACAACTTTAAACCCAGCAGTCAGGCTGGTATGGGTGCAAAACCAACAACAGGAACTGCAGGAGCTGCAGGTATCGCTAACCCTTGGTTAGAAGGTAGTATGAACCTAACAAAGCAAATGGCTTTGGAAGTTACCGACCCTGATCTTGCAGCCGTGCTCAAGAGAGAGGCAGGTAAATAGTCCCCGTGGGACACCACTTCAAGTCCGTGACTTGAACCCCGCAAACCTTAACCCTGAATAAGAAATGGCCGCACCATTTCAGAATTATTCCGGCGGTGTCCTTCTGGCGGACATCGTAAAAAGGAATAATCTCAGCGCTTACGTGTCTGAGGCGATTAAAGAGCGCAGTCTGTTCATTCAGTCTGGCGCTGTGGTTCGTAACGCTCTTCTCGATTCTCGTGAAGGCGGTACGCGCATCCAAGTTCCTGAGTTCAACCCGGTGTCTCCTACTGAGGAGATCATCAACGGCACTGCAACTTGGGGGACTAGCGGTGCTGGCCACCTGACTCCTCAAAAGATCGGTACTGGTACTCAGATCGCAACGATCTGTCACCGTGCATTTGCATATGCGGTGGATGATCTTGCTGTTCTGGCTGCTGGTGAAGATCCGATGCTTCACATCCGCAACCAACTGGCTGATGCGATCAACAAATTGAACAGCGAGCGTCTGTTCTCTCACCTTGCTGGTCTGTTCGGCACTGCCCTGTCTGGTAACGCACTAGACAAAGGCAAGGCTGCTGCATCTGGCGCTGCAGAAGCCAACTTCCTTACTGCTGCAACGGTTGCTGAAGCTCGTTCCCTTCTGGGTGAGCGTGGCGAAGAGCTGGACACTCTGATTGTTCACCCCTCCGTCGCTTACTACCTGTATCAGGTGGGAATGCTGACCTTCTCCACTTCTGCACTGGCTGCTTCTGGCGCAGTGACCTGGGGTGGTGGCGGTGTTGGCATTGGTGCTCGTTCAGTTGGTGAATTCGCTGGCATGAACGTCATCATTGACTCTCAAGTCAATACTGTTGCTCCTGGTACGTCTGGCCACCAGAAAGAGTTCTACTGCTATCTGGTGAAGTCCGGCACCATCCTTGAGGGTGTGCAGCAAGATCTTCGGATTGAAGCTGAGCGCAACATCATGTCCAAACAGGACGTGATCTCAGTTGACTACCACACGGCCTATCACGTTATGGGCACGAAGTGGAGCGATGCTGGTGACAACCCCACCAACACTGCTTTGGCAACTGCTGGTAACTGGGCTGCTACCTATGACATTGATCTGATTCCTATGGTTCAGCTCACCGTCAACAGCCCTCTGGATACCACCACCATCTGATCTTGATCAGACAAAAGGCCCTACCATTAGGTGGGGCCACTTTCTTTTTGCGCTATGGCTGCCACGATCAACGCCACACTGCAAAGTGCGACAGCCAACAGCTTTGTGACGTTGGCTGAAGCCAACACGTATTTTGAAACCGTCCCAGACAGCACCACTTGGGACAACAAGACTGATGACCAAAAGAATCGAGCGTTGATCTCCGCAACGCGCTGGATCGACACGTTGAACTTTTACGGTGATCGCTGCGATACGAGCCAAGCTCTGAACTGGCCTCGCAACAATTATCACGTTGACCGTGTGGAGCTTGTCTGCACGGTGATCCCAAACGATATTAAGTACGCAACATATGAGCTAGCACGGGCGTTAGCCAATGACACGAGTTCGATCACAGGGTCTACCGGCGACACAGGGTTATACAAGTCCGTCAAGCTTGGTGAGATGGAGGTTGAGTACAACACTTCTAGTCAAGCTACCGGGACTGTTAATAACGTATTCGACGTTTACCCTTGGCTTCAGTCTTATCTCGGGGCTTATTGTTTGGGTGGTAGTGGCTCGTATTCTGTCCGCGTTGTGAGGGGTTGATATGCCAGGAGCGCTCGACAAGGTTTTTAAAGAAGCAGCCAAGGCAATCGTTGCTGATTTAGGCGACGGTTTAGACACAAAAATTGATTACACCCGTAAGTTCAATGGAGTGTACAACACATCAACAGGATCGTTTACGACATCCGACAGTCCTTACATCGATTTGAAGTGCCCTATTGAGTTTATTCGCTCAGAGGAAGAAGAAGGACGTGAAGAGCGCAAAGCCCGTGTCTACGTTTCACCTGACCAGATAGGCGGAAATCAGCCTACGTTCCAGGATGAGGTGACGTTAAAATTTGCAGGCTCAAGCCGTGTTGCTCAGATTACCGACATTGAAACGTTTCGTGGCGGTCAAGAGTATCTGTATATCTTGCTGGTGAGGTTCTGATGGCTAAGCCAGCTTCTGAGCAGATTAAAAATGAGGTTGAGGCGCATCTTCAGCAGAGCTACAACAGGCTGATTGCCACGATCATGCGTCGTTTGGCAACAAAGAAACGCAGTCCGGTCTATACCGGATTTTTTGCTTCAAGCTGGAAAGCTCACACGTCTCCAATCGAGGCTAAGGACGAGCTGGAAGAGCCCTGGCTTAGCATTAGCAAAGCTAAATGGACCAGCAAAGGGGGAAGAAACAGCAAGGGAAGTAGCGAATACAAAATTGATCCTAGGTTTTATCCACCTGATAAAGCTTTTAATTACAAGCGACGCGTTTATATTGGAAACACGGTTAAATACGCTGTCTACGCACTAGAGAGCGGCAAGGTTCAGCAGTTTGTGCAGGGACCGGAGATGAAAAAGCTGGTTGAAGATGCGTTTAAAGAGCGCACGCCCAAGATTTCCGTCGGTAGCAGGCAGGGCATTGGAACGTTTGGCACGCAAGCTGGAAAGATTTACACTGGCTATAGCGAGCTGTAGTCATGACCTTAGTCAACGCCAGAGCAGCTTTTGAAAAGGCCGTGACTGATGCCGTAGCAGCAGCGGATAACACGGTGTTGATGAAGTACGACAACGTTGCGTTTACGACGCCGGGCAAGACTAAAAAATACATCTTGATGACGATCAGCTTTGGGCAGTCCACGCTTCAGAATCAAGGCGCAGCACAGGATTACTATTCAGGCACGATCCAGTGCAACGTGTACGTGCCGAAGTCGGCTGGTACGGCAGTGCTTTCAGCGATTAGCGAGTCAGTCATTGACGGACTGACTTCAGTCAACGCACCTGACTACACCGATACGTTTAGCAGCTCTCCTCGTGTGCTGGACATTGTTGGTCCGACACCGCTTGATATTGAAGATCGCTCACACTTTGTTGGTGTGATTTCTTGCGGCTTTACTGCAACTGCGTAGTATTGTATAGGTAGCACAAAAACACTTTATGCGGGCTGCAGAAGTTCTTCGCAACAAGTTTGGTGTAAGCCAGCTGTATAAGCATCAGGTTGAGCAAGACGGCGAAGTGGTGCTGGAGATCTACTGGCATCCGTTGACGATTGCTGAGCGTGAGTCGATCCAAAAGACTGCTGACTCTGATGAAGCCAGCGATTTTGCGCTTGGCATGATGATTCGCAAGGCGTTGGACGCTGACGGCAAGCGTCTTTTTCAGGATGGTGAAAAGGCTGTGCTGAAAAACTCTGTTGAAGCTGCAGTGCTTCAGGACATCCAGCTGGCAATGCTGGCTTCTGGAACGGAAAACAAGGTGGAGGAAGCGAAAGCAGACCTCAAAAGCTAATGGCGATTGGTTCTTTCTTTATGCGTTAGCAAAGGAGCTGGGCATGACGGTTGCTCAGCTCTCGCAGACGTTGACACAGGAAGAGCTGATCGGTTGGGCGGCGTTCTTCGATTTAAAAAACGAGCAGGAAGAGAAAGCGATTCAGAATGCCAAAACTGCCAATAGGGCGCAAACAATGTCTAGGCGGTAAGATTGAGTGAGGTCGCCGTCTGGCCGTGGCTAATTTTGGGATCAACCTAGACCTAAAGCTGAACGGTCAAAGCGCTCTCGATAGAGCGATTCGTGGCACAAAAACGCTTGAAAGCATTGTCAAGCGCTTGAAGGACACGCCTTTAGACCTTTCTAACATTGGTGGAGCGGCAAGGCTTGACGAAGGAAGGCTTGGCAAAGCGAGAAAAGGTATTATTGAGTTTGCAAAAGACCTAGCAAAACAAGAGAAGCCGCTTGCAAATACAGAAGCTGGAATTCGTGAATATGTTTCTGCTTTTAACCAACTAGCTGCAAATACAAGGGCAGGAACACCAGCTTTTGATGCTTTTGTTGGCGTTCTTGCTAAGGCAGAAAAAGAATTAGAGGATATTGCACGCGCTACAGAGAACGCAAGACGTGCTCAACTGGGTTTGCTTAGCTTAGAAAAAGAAGAGGAACAAAAGAAACGCAATGAGCAGCTGCAGCGAAATATCGATCTCCGCAAGAAAAGAAAAAAGGCTATTGACGATGAAGCAAAAGCTCTAGACAGAAAAAATGACAAAGATGCTCGAGAGGCTAAGCGTGAAAAAGAAAAGCAAGAGCGTGAACAGCGAAGAAAACTTAATAACATTGCTGCAGGTGTAGGTTTTCCTCTGCTGTTTGGAGGAGGGCCAGGAGCTGTTACTGGCGGCTTAATTGGTGGAGCCGCTGGGGGCTTTGGCGGAAGTGTTTTAGGTAGTGCGCTGGGTCAACAGCTCGATAAGTTGGGTGTTGCTGCAGGAAATTTAGGCAAGGCTTTGTTAAAGCCGACTACGAACATTGACAAACTGGTTCAATCTCTGGGAATTTCAGGGTCAAGATTAAATTCAACAATAGATGTTTTGCGAGAGCTGGGGCTTGAGTCTGTCGCCTCGGCCACTGCAGTTGATGCTTTTAACGATAAATTTGGAGTTGAGACTGCAAACAGCTTAAGAGCTTTAGGCAAAGACTTTACAGAGTTTCAGAATGCTCTTCAGACCGTAGGCGTCCGAATGGCCGCACTTGTTTCTGGGCCTTTAGCAGCACTTTTGAGAGCTATAAGTTCAGTCGCAGGAAGCATGAGTAATGCTGAAAGTGCAAGACTGCTTAGAAATAACGTTAGTGAGCAAAATCGTCAGCAGTTTGATGCTCGCGTAAGAGAGCTTACGGGAGGTGCTGGATTCTCTGGCATGATTACTGATGAGGCAATGGCCAAGCTCATAGACGAGTTTGACCCTGCTGCTGCGGAAAGAAAAGCTGCTGCAGCAAAAACTCTTGCAGAAGCAGAAAAAGAAATAACAAATGAGATGAATCGACGAATTAGCGTTGCACAAATCGAAGCAGATGTTGAAAAAGGTAAATTAACTAACAGGCGAGACACTCAAGCGCTGTTGCAGGCTGATATTGGCCTAAAACAGGCAAGCACTGAATTTGAAAGACTTGAATTACAGCTTCTTAATGAGCAAGAGCCAGCTAAAGCTAGGCTTTTAGCTCTTGACGTAGATCTGGCTAGGCTTGCCAAGGAAAGAGCCGAAGCCGCTAAAGAAAATGCACGAATTCAAGCAGAGCGAGCTATTGCTCGGGATATTTCTTCCAACGAGCAAGCGATTCTTCAAACGTTCCAAGCTATTGGATCGGTTCAGCGAGCTTCTCTAAAAATAACCGAGTTAGAAGGTGAAGCCTTTGAGCATAATCAAACGATTTTAAAAGGAGAGTCAACCCTGCGAATTGCAGGTCTTAAGTTGCAGCGCGAGCAAGCGCTTGTCGGAAAAATTGAAGAAGAAGTTCGTGATGAAATTAACGAAAAGTATGATCTTGCAATTAAGCTTGAAAAGCAAAGAACTAATTTGCAGCTGGAGCAAAATCGTCAAGCAGATATCCTGCGTCAGAACCGAGAGCAAGAGATCAAGGACAACCGTGAGTTGCTGAGGCTTGAGGCAGAACGCAACGCTAAGCTGCAAATTCGCAGCATGGATTTTGAAAGAAAGGCTGAACTTTCTACAGCAGGATTTGGATTCTTTGGCCAAAGCGAAGACTTCCAAGAGCAAACTCTTGGTCGTTCAGCTGCACAGCTTGAAGCCTATAACGAGCAGATTGGAAAGCTGCAGCAGCGTATTCAGAAACTTAGAAATGAAAAGGTTGATCCAGATGTAATTCTGACTCAGCAATTCAAGCTAGAAGATCTTGAAGCAGTAAGGGATTCCTATGAAAAGCTTCGGCCTTCGATTGATGCTGCTGCGATAGCACAGGCGCGATTTACAGACGCAATGGCAGTTACCGTTCCAGTGACGGACTCGCTGTTTGACAGTCTGATTGCGGTCGTTGAAGGCACGAAGACTGCGGAGCAGGCATTTGCAGACTTCCTTCGCAGCATTGCGTCGATGTTGGTGGATGCAGCCAAACAAATGATTGCGACGTATATCGCGATTGGCGTTGCTCGCATGTTTGCCGGAATGGGAGGAGGGCAACAACTTGACATTCAAGGATCAAACGTTACTGAGGTTCTTCAGTCAGGGAATTTGTATGACCCTGCCAACAGCGTATTTGCCCGAGCCAACGGCGGCCCTGTTGGAGCTGGACGCCCTTACCTTGTTGGCGAGCGTGGCCCTGAGTTGTTCGTCCCTGGAGCGCAAGGCAATATCGTTCCAAACAACGCAATGGGTGGCGCTAATGTGACGGTAAACGTGGATGCCTCTGGTTCGTCTGTTGAGGGCAGTGCTGATCAAGCTTCGCAACTGGGCAAAGCAATCGGTATTGCAGTGCAGCAGGAACTGGTGAAGCAGAAACGTCCTGGCGGTCTTCTTGCACGCTGATGGCAAACTTTGACACAGAGCTAAGCAACATTTCCGTAGCACCTTGCTACGACTCGCAAAAACGCAGCGCACCAAACGTCAGAACGGTGCGTTTTGGCGATGGCTATGAAAAACGTTTGACCTATGGCCTGAATCAGAACCCCAAGATCCATAACCTGACGTTCAAGGTGTCAGAAACTGAATCTGACGTTATTGAGACATTCTTAGATGCGCGTGCAACAGACAACCTTGCATTTGACTACACACCACCGGGCGAGGCAAGCAGTTCTAAGTTTGTCTGCGAGGAGTGGAGCAAGTCAATTCCGTACCTAGGTCGCGCGACAATTCAGGCAACGTTCCGTCAAGTCTTTGAACCGTAATGGCAGTTACAGAGTGGAAGAAAAACAGGCTGCGTAATGTCGGTGATATTCGTCGTCCCACTACGGATGAAGGCACCGGATTGCACTTCAGATGCACAACTACTGGTACAACAGGAAGCACTGAACCTACATGGCCCAACTCAATAGGTGACACTGTTACAGACGGAGATTGTGTCTGGACCGCAATTTCAGCAACGTACAGCGATCTTACGCTTAGCAATCCCAGTGCAATTATCGAGCTGTTCCAGGTGCGGTTGAGTGCAGAACTGCACGGCAGCAACGACATCTACTATTTTCATGCTGGCGTCAACGATTTCGGCGATGCCGATATTGTGTTTGCCGAGCAAGCATATGCCCGC